TATTTAATGGGATTTGAATATATGGACAGAGCTTCTGAAAAAGGATTTCAAAAATTTACAGATATTGCACAAAAGTTTTATAGTGTTTTAAAAGCTGGAATGCAAATGCGTGACGATTTAAATGTAATTATGACTTGTCATAGTGAAAATATCGGAACTGCTGATGATCCTCAACTTAAAATTAAAACTTTAGGCAAAATGATTGATAATTCAATTACTGTAGAAGGCTTATTCACTTATGTATTTTTTACAGAAGTACACGAAGGAGAAGATGGTAAACCAGCATATGTGTTTCAAACACATTCTGATGGTAGTACTACAGCAAAGAGCCCTATGGGATGTTTTGAAGAAGATTATGTTCCTAATGATTTACAATCAGTTTTAGAGCAAATAGCAGAATATAATGCTTAGAATATCATTTGATTTTGATGAAAGTACCAATAAAGTAAGTAATGTAAAAGTTATTACTTCTGATGTTCAAACATGCTCAAAAGAGTATGATTTAGAAGTAGATGAAAATAAATTAAATCTTACTTCTGATGCTGTTATTAAATTAGGTGCTATAGCTGGAGATAGAATTGCAATTAATTATTGAACTGTTGACAATCAAACAACATATCCAATAATTAGTAAAGCAGATGTATTTACAGATGGTGCTGACGGTAACAAAATTACTAAAAAAGGTACAATTTCGTTTAAAGGTCAACAAAGAACTAGTCTATTAAAGTTTGGTTCTTTGTTTACATTCTCAGAATTTAAAGATAAGAGTGGAAACATTATAGACAATGTGTTTATATTAACTCCAGTAGAAGATGATAGAACTACAATGGATCTTCCGGATTTTACAGAAGAAGAAAAACATATGGAAGAATTAGAAGATCCGAACGTAGAAAAAGATTTAGCTGAAATGCTAGAAGAGAATAATTATGAAGATTCTCTTCCTTTTTAATCTTTAACTTATTTTTAATATGGGTATGTTTGACTTAAGCACCACAACAGGTGTAAAAGAAGGTGGAAAATTCCTTCAACCCGGTATTCACAATGCAAAGTTTGTTAGTATCGAAGCAAATAATATAACATCACAGAAGGATGGGCAGGAGTATAAAACTATGAAATTAACTCTTGACATTGATGATTATGGTGAATTTACTCATAACTTCTTTGAACCTAAGTCTGCTGATCGTTCTGCTGGAACTTATGGTGATAATCCTTCTCCAGTTGAACATTTTATGGTTTCTGTTAGACAAATCGTAGATGCTCTTGATCCAAAGATTGGAGATGACATTGATAATGATACAATTACTGTAAATGGTAAACATGTAAATAAATCTAACTTAAATTTTGAGCAACTAATCAAATTAATCGCTGTTCTTACTAAGCCTTGCGCTGGTAAAGAAATTGAAGTAAAACTTATTCCTCAAAGTAATGGTTTTGCTGATATTCCAGGTTTTCCTGCAAAAATTAATCGTAATGGTGATCTAGGAATAGCTACTCGTTTTATTGGACATAATCTTGTAATGAATCAATCTGAACAAAAGAAAATTGATGCAGCAAAGAATGCACAACCAACCAATATGAAACAAGTAACTAATGGTAATTTAAGTGAGGTTGCAAGTAATTTAGGACTTTCAGAATCTGACGATTTACCATTTTAGTAAATGGAATACTCACTTGAACCAATAATTATTACTAAAGAGTTAATTCTATCTAAAATACCAGAGGAACAAATTATGGAACATTACCTTGGAGTACGTGTACAAAAAGGTTTGTTTAAATCTCCATTAAGAAATGATAAAACTCCAACTTGTGGATTCTATCGCAATAAATCTGGAAGATTAATAATGAAAGATTTTTCAGGCGCTTTTATTGGTGACTGTTTTGCGGTAGTACAAGAAAAATTTCAAGTGAGTTATTACAAGGCTTTACAAATAATTGCAAATGATTTTGGAATTATTAAAAAGCCAAATTTAATTATAAATAAACCAAAACTCGAATATACTGGCTCTGTTCTGGAAAAATCAGAACAAGCCAGAATTCAAGTTGAAATTAGAGAGTGGGATCAAGTTGATTTGGACTGGTGAGGAAAATATGGAATTACTAAAAACACTTTAGAGAAATTTAAAGTATATCCATGTAAAACGGTTTGATTAAACGGAAACATATTTTATGTATTTACTGGGTCAGAAAGATGTTATGGTTATTTTGGAGGAATTAAAGACGATATAGAATATTGAAGA